CTATAGGTGTGAATGTAGACACTTATGACAAGATCGTACAGATCGCAAACAAAGAAAGACGAAACATATCACAGCAATTGTCTTTGCTTGTTGATGAAGAATACAGAAGCCAGGGTCTACAAAAGACCACACCACCAGTTGCTAGAGCAATGATCGGGGGAATCTCAGCGGTTATAGAAGATTAAAGAAGACCCGCGCTACCAAGACCGCCTAATAATGTAGATGCAACGTAAGGGTTTCGTTTAGCCCTTTCGCGTAAACTTTGTTGTTTTTGAAGAGATCTTGGGTCAACTTTTTGAGTTACTCGTAAATTATCTACAACTGATACAGGGGGCAATACTTGAGGAACAGGAGTTGTGTTTCGTTGCGGTGGCACCCCTTGATCTACACCACCCCTACCTCTTATCTCATTTACGATTGGTCGTGCGGCTGCTTGTCTAGCGCCAACACCAACTGTATTAGCAACCCCTAATCCTCTAACAACTTTATCTGCTGTTCTACCTAAAGTACCAGATCCTGAATTTTCTGCTCCAATACCTAGAGTTTTACCAACGCTCTTAGCTGCCTCTTGTGCGTTCTTTCTGCCTGCTTTTAATTCCAAGCCTGCTCTTACAGTTGATGGATTATTAACAATATAATTTAATCCGCGAAAACGAGCAACTTTGGGTAAGTTTTTCATAGGATTTGTTACTGCACCAGTTCTAATCGCATCGGCTGCTAGTGAGCCTGCGCCTTTTCTTCCTGTGTCTTTTAATAAAATCAAATCGTTTGCAAATTCAAACAATTCATCAACATATTCTTTTCCCAAAACCTTATTTAACATTTCACGTTTATAAGACTTTAAAACATTTTGAAGAGAACTTGCCGCTTGTTCAGTAACAAATATATCTTCATTCACTGAACCTAAAATATCACTGACCAATTTGTTCTTAATAGTTTCTTTCGCAACTGGATCATCTTTAAAGTATTTTAAAATACGATCCATTTGACCACGAGAAGTTTTTGGATTTACAATTATAGATGCCGCTTCTTCTGGGTCAACCTTTCCTTCTGCAAGATCTCGCAATACTTTTGTTGACATAGCCTCATCAAGATTGACTTGAGCTTCTCTAATGTTTTTTAAAGTTATTATGATATCATCACCGGGATTTTGGGCGATAGCATTTTCTAAAACTTTATTATCCATTTTACGGATGCCATTGTAAGCAAGAGATCTGGACAATGCTGATATTTCTTTCCAATCATTTCCGAATAATTCTTCTCCAACTTGACGAGTAGTTTTTCCGTTTATTGCATTGAAAAACTGTAAACCATTAAATTTATCAGGATCAGCAAAATCTTTACCACTATTTTTTAGAGCATCATCAATAAACTTTTGTTGCAACATACTACGAACTTCATCGCCTCGTTCACCTGAAGCCTTTATTACTGCTTTTACTCTATCAGGGGAGCTAACTATTTGTGGAAAATTTCTACCAACAATAAGTTTTACGTCTTTTCCTGCTTCTCCTGCGTTTCTTAATATTGCTAAAGTTTCTAATTTTCTAAAGGTTCCTATTTCTTTTGCATATGACTGACGAGCATCTTCTAACTGCTTCATTGCCCTTTTTATAATCGGAGCATTACCACTTCCTATGCTCTCAAACTTAATAGGAACTTTACCGTACATCATATCATCAATGCGTTGTTCTATCTTAACAAGCTCTCTTCTTGCTGATGTATCTCCTAAACTTAGTTTAGGGTCCATAAGTGTATCGTGAATTTTTTTACGCAACTGCTTCATACCGTTGAATGAAGTAAAACCTGCGCGTGTTTCATTTTGCACAAGCTGTCCTAATGCTTTTCCTATTTCCAAAAATTCTTCAGGCGCATTAGCCGTTGCTCCAGCATACTCTTTACGCAAAACGTCATCGTACATTGTCTTGAATGCTTGAACATCAAATATTGGAATCTCGCCACCACCTGCGGGAACTAACTCGCCATTAACCTTAACTTTACCACGAATTTGATTTAATGTGTCATCTATCTGTTTCCAATTTGCATCGCTCGTTTTAATAAATTCATCATAGTTTTTCATTAAAACTTTTAATACTTCGTCTTCTATCTCAGCACCTTCTTTAGTGGATTTTGTAAGAAGTTTAACAGTGTCATCGATTGCTTTTATGTGTGCATTTTGAGACTTCGCTAGTTGAGCTTCAAGCTGCTTGGCTTTGGCTGGCCCTGACTCTGATATAGCTTTAGCTAACTCATCTGATGTAATTGGTTTCTTTGGGTCTAAACCTAATTGAGATAATAGTCTTTCTTTTTCATTTAGCGCAAAAGAAACATTCCGTATGGCTCTCTCTTTATTTCCAGAGATTGCTTCCGCTGTTTGAGATATACGACTAACCCCGGGGCCGAAACCCGCAGCTTCGTAACTAGGAAGGCCGCCTTTATCCATAATCTTTAACAATTGATCTGCGGTTTCTGAACCAACTTCTCTTTGTTGCGTTCCCATCCCTCTTGCCGCTGCGTTTGCAGCTTTACCGCCAAGACCTAATGCTTTTTTACCTGCTCGAAAAACTAAATTACCTGCAACATCACCTACACCTGCTATTGCAGCTTCTACCGCAACGTCTGTTGCAACCTCGCCTGCGGTTTGTTTTTGCAAACCTAATAGACTTTCAATACCTTCTTCTATTGTTTGACCCGCTGCGGCTCCCGCGCCTGCACCTATAAAGCCACCTAGGATTGTAGGCGCACCAATAATACCACCAATTATTGAACCAATTGTTTCAGGCGCATAACCCACAACGTCTGAAACATCTCGTAAGCTGAATCCTTTTTCATCAATAACAAGGTTTTTATCAATAGGCTTCATGCCCTCTCTTGCCTGACCTTCAGGTGTGAGAGCTAATCTACCCTCAGAATCTTTAGTATAACCATCTCTACCAACTCTTTGACGTAAAAAGTTTTCTTTCTCTTGCGCTGTCTCCATAAAAGATAGTTTTGATCTTAAACCACCCCTGGCTCCTGTTTTATAGTCAAACATTTGTTCGTCTTTTCCAGAAGAAGAAACCAAATCCTCAAAGGATTTAGCTTTTTTCATACCAAGAGAACTACCACCAGATTGAGATTCACGAAATCTCCTTAATTGCTCTTGCGGAGATAGTGTCTTCTCTTGAGTTTCTCGGAATTTTCGTAATTGTTCTTGTGGTGTCATAATTACGTTCCTGATTTCTTAAAATCATCCATCGTTAAATTAGTGCCATATTTGGCATTCATGGCATCAAGCTCCTCTTGGTTCTTTGGTATATCATCTGCCGCAGAACCAAATTGTATACCTGCATTTGTTTCTAACCAACTTATAGCTCTATCAAGATTTTCTTGAGGTTTTAAAACTGTAAATTTATATATCTCTTTGAGTTTTTTCTTTATTAATTCAGCATCACCTGAAGCAAAGGTAATCTCACCTACAAGCTGTTCAACACGCTTACGGTCATTGTCAGAAAGAGTTTTACCTGACTCTTGGAGAATATTAGTCGCTTCTCTTACGGCAATTTCTTTAAGCATTGTGCGAGCCTGTGCGATATCAGTTGGCTCATCACCAATATCAATTCCCAAGTTACGAAAGCCAGTAAATATTGTGCTAACCATTTGTTCTGGGATACTAACGCCGCTATCAATTGCTTTAATTAAATCTTCAAATTTTGCTGCTCCAGAGTTTATGCTTTTTTGATATTCTGCAAACCTTCTTACAACTGATTCTGCATCTTCTGCAATTTTAAATCGAGTAGGCGTTATTCCTCCGTAATTAGGATCAGCAGCAGCAGCCAGAACTTGTAGCTCTGGAGGAACTTCATCTGCTTTACCACCAATTAAAGAGTAACGTTCATATCCAGACCACATATCGCCTGGGTCTACGCCTTCTGCTCGTTTTTCTAAAATAGACATACGATCAGAAGCTTCAATAAATTCGTATTCTCTATCAAAATCTTTGTTTTCAATTAACTTGTTAAGCTCAAATGGGTTTAGATCAACAAACTCACCTTTATCAAAGTTTGCAAACTCTGTACCTTTGCCGCCTTTTTTGTAAACCCAATACTTGCCACGCTTTTTACCCGCTAAATCAGCCGCTTCATCTTTCGCTCGGTCAGAAGCTCGTGTCTCAAGAGCATATTTACCTGCGGCTATGGCGGCTGATTGAGCTTTCTCTTTAGCTTTTTCAAGAGCAGGCAATGCCTTTTCACCCGCTTCACCTATTGCGCTCAACATTTTTCCTACATTAAAACCTCGTCCCGCTCGGTTTTGCATCAGAGCAAGACCAAAAGCCATCAAAGCCGAACTTTTGTCCACCTTACCGCTTATGTCTATGCCAGTTGCCTCTGCAAATTCTGCTTTGTACTCATCAAGAGTACGCTCTTTACCTTCAGGAGCAGCGCCACGAACAGCGTTAATATAATCATCCATAGCTTCACTGAAGCTATTATCTAAAATACCTTGTTTAGTTTCGCCAATGACAGGATCACCACCTGTCATTTTTGCTATCTTTTCCTCATCAGCCCTAAATTCTTCAGCAGTTCTATCTTCTTTTTTTTCTGTTGTTTTTTTTGACGCTGGACCTTGAACCGTAACTACAGACGATTCATCAGATTTTGGACCACTCGGCGGAATTGGTCTAAGTTGGTCGGCTAATTCATCAAGACCATTGCCTTGTAGCGCAAGACTTTCAGAAGAAAGTTTGGGATATATTTCACTTAAATTTTGTTTTCTTAATGGCTTTTTAGCTAATTCAGATAAATCAGTTTCTGGGCTTTTAAAAAGAGGATTGCCTCCTCCAGTTACATTGCCATCTTTGTCTCTAATTATTGGCGTAAGACCGCCCTTTTGATTCTCACGCATTTGTTCAAGAGCCGCAGCAAGACCTCTAGGAACGGCTACTGATCTACCACCGTCAGAAAGTCTTCCCCCTATTTCTTTTTGAACTGTATATTCTGCGTCTTCGCGTAAATCTTTTATATTTTTATCAAGAGTCTTTTCGCCACCTGGAATAACAAGTCTGAAAAGATTGTTATTAAAAGCATCTCTCTCTTCTTTAATTAAATCAGATAATGAATCACCACTATAATCTAAAGGGCCACGACCTATACCCTCTTCTTGAAATAGAGTTTCAATCCCACGACCACGTTGTGCATCTTTGTATCTCTTATATAAACCTGCTCGATCTAATGGATTAGCCATCTTATGCCCTCTTATTTTGCTTGGTTAATGCCCTGAAGCGTTGTGTAAGCCCCAAGACCAGCGTAAAATGGATTAGTAGGAGGCGCATAACTTGCTTGAGTTTGTGAATAAACATCCGCTGAAGGTGTGCCTGTAAGCGCACCATAGCCAAATTGAAACGGTAACAATGCTTGCTCTGTTGGACGTTGATACTCTTGTCTTGCTGTATCTATCATTTGTTGACGATATGCACGTTCTGCCTCGCCTACGCCTGTCATAAAAGCAAGATCCGCAGGCTGTAACGCTGAATAAACTCGACCAATATCTGCGGTTGTGCCTGCTAAAGTC